TTTATCGATGATTACTGGTAATTTGGCAATTGGTCTTTGTTCGCACCAAACTTTTGCTTCTGAATTCACTTGTCTCAAAGCATTAGTAAAAGTAGATTCTTTACTCAAACAATTTTTTTGTAAAGTAAATGTATCTACCTCTACTATCCAACCGTTCATGAATAAAAATAATACCCACTCAATCAACATTTGAATCAGGTTCTTTTATGATGAGTGGTACAGCAGGTTTGTTAAGTGCATTTAAAATTGCTTCGTTTAAAGAATTGCCATTTCTTCTTCGTAATTCTTTTTGTTCATTTGCAATTTTACACTTCACAGGATCCATCCAGTCAGGTAAAGGTTCATCATCTGATTCACCCCAAAAAGAGCGCTGATTCATTTGTTTTTCCTTAATTTAAATCCATGAATTTGTTTAGACCATCAACATCATCAAGATCAGCAAATAAATTATCTTTTAATTTGCCAGTATGAAACATCACTAAACGATCCATGGGATATTCTTTTGCAATTGATGTTACAGCAGGCAATGCCCCATACAGTTTAATCTTTCTACTTCTTTCTGGATGTTCAAAGAATGCATATTCGATGTTATCATAAAATGAATCCCAGCTGCGGCGAAACTTATCGATTCTTGATTTCCAAGAATGCACTGGATCAGAACCATCAAGTGTTCCAGTATGTAAAATTACTCGCAGTTCTTTTACTTTCTTTCCTTCTTTAACAAGATTTCGATAAAAACTCGAAAGAGTAACAAAAGATTTTGAAACATATTCAGTAGAATATACCTTATAATAAATTCCATTGTTCTTATCGTTATCGATATATCCCATTCTTTCTAACCATTCTTTTCCTGAATCTTCACTATAATGAAATAGTTTTTGTGGTGCAGTTTTTTCTTCCATTACTCGCAAACAAATTTTGTTGAGAGTTGCATCACCAAAAGAACCATTTGAAACAAATTTTGCACGCTTGAAAATTGCATCATATGTGTTTTCAATAAAACCATTTGCAATTGCTTTTTGACAATGCGATACAATATCTAGGAGCATTCATAATAATCTATAATGACATTTTCAAAATCTTCTTTTAAAAGTTTCTCTAGTCGAGTTTTTCCATTTCCAATATAATCTTTATTGTCTGGACAAAGCAATACAGAAATTGGAACACAGTTCAAGCGAAAACCAAACTGTTCAATGCTCTTATGTACATCATCAGCATTTGCACCACGGGATGTAAATCTAGCATCTTGAAAGAGGAAGAATTTTGATGCACCAAGCTTCTCATCTATTTCTTTTGGCGCCATTTGAAAAGAATCGATCTTTACGATTTTGCGCTCTTTGAATTTAATGCCAGGTGGGAGTTCTTTAGAATTATATAGCCCAGGATAAACTTCAGGACAAATATATTTTTTTGAAATCTCTAAATCTTCTTGTGTGAATTTTTTTGCGCTCAATGGCACAGATATTACTACTGTCATATTAATACTCCTTTATCGAGAGTTCAAGACACGATTAGATGCCTTGAAAGGTTAAAATGTACACTCAGAAGGTCATCGCTTCGTGAGTTACAATATTATATATGAAACTTTTTAAAGATTTTGTTGCTCTTGTTCCTCTAATTGCCTTTGATGATTCATTGAACCATCATCACTTTCAGGGAAAAAATATTCATCAGGCTTTTGCAGCAATAAAGGCTTCATAGAGTTTGATGCCTTTTGATTCTGCTTCAATTTCCCATGGTTGTTCATCATATGGTATAACATCTGAATTTACCTTTCTTCCACGCCAACAAGTCATTTCTTCGTTTAATTCACCTATTGCATATTGTAACATATGAATCATTTCATGTGCAAGCGTTTTTAACATTTCTTCCTCGGTATCACGGTGAAGTTCAATGATGAAATGATTCGGCACACCAAGGGCATTATAATCTTCAACAATTACAATTCCCTGATGATTCATTTTTTTTCGGTATTGTACCTGAAGTTTGAGATGCCGTCTTTTTTGAGGGGTGAATAATTTTTCGGCATAGAATTGAATTGCCGAAGAATGTTTTTTTGGAATTTTACCAATTAATATCATAAGACCATTATAACATAAAATTATTTAAATGTCAAGCACTTAAAAAGTCATGTTTTATAGTATTCTTCGGCATTAGTCATCAATACATCATTGATAAAGGAACACGCTTCATCTTCATCAGAAAAGTATCGTACTATGAATTGTCCTGTATGTTGTGAAACTATAGTTAAAAGGACTTTGACGCCCTCATAAACTGAAAATTTAATAATCCAACCATTACGAGCAACTGATTCCCAAGACTTGGTTTTTAACGCCGTGTCTAAGTATTTTTTTGAAAAACTAGGGTGTTGGGTTCTCTGTCGCATATTGAATTATATATGCAACAGAGAATTTCGACTATACTAATACTTACTTTGTGTAAGTAAATTTCTTTACTTGCTCTGTTACTTGACCGTAAACAGAATCAGAAATCTTAGCAATTTCTTTTGCAAATGAAGTTTCTGCGTCAATAAAAGCTGCGAGTGGTTCACGAACTTTGCTCTCGGTGACAATAGTATTGAGGAAAATGTGTTTTGCACCTTGAAAGGTGTCGATAAATGCGTTTGCATATGATAGCATGGTAAATCTCCTTAGTTAAGCGAGTTGATTATTCCATATACCTTCTGGTTTTTCTATAATATTCGGCTCGTTGATGCTGTGCTTCAACTATAGAATCCCAAAGAGCATTTAGGAAAAATTTGAGTTTTAATAACATCAGTAACCTCCTTAAGCGTTACTATGTTATTTAGTAATATTATACTGCATCGCAACATAAAAGTGCGGCAATTTTAACTATTTTTTTCTCTATTGCCGATCTTTTTGATCGGATTCATTATAAGTATTGGTGTCCGCTTTGATAAGATTCTTTAGGTGATCCTTCCTAACTCTTACCATTAACCAATCATTGTAGTATTCTTCCCGAATTAAAGCACATTGGGAAATGATTTCAAATGTTTCAAAATATGCACATTCCGATCTTGTTTTACAGAGATGAAGAATGGTTCGTTTAAATGGAATGCCTAGTTTTACCTCTTCTTGCACCACTTTGTTTGAACCATAATAATCAAGCCAATCAGAAGATTTACGAATTTTCTTTCGTTTGCCTTTAACTTGTTTTGATCCTGATTTTGTAAAAAATTTCTTGCCAATATATTTACGGCCTGTAACTACATTTTCCAAAAGATAAACAAAGCCGTAATTATCCTCAATCATTTCCTCAGTAAATATATCACTCTTATAATACCAACTCATTTTTATGAAATTCCAACATTAAATGATATAGAAATTCTATCTTCTTTAGATAAATTTGGTTCTACACTATGTTTCAACCAAGATGGAAAAATTAAACATTTACCTTCTATCGGCTCATGAACCCAATTTAGTGGAAATAAATTTGAATATTCATCTGATAATTTATAATAAAATTCCATATAAGAAGAAATCAAATCACAAGATGGATTTTCAAATATTATTGAACCACAATTTTTATCTGGCACTTTAATATATAAACACCCACTTAAAAAAGAACTTGGATGACAATGAGACTTATTATAGCTGTTGGGTGAATTTATGTTTATCCAATAATTTGCTACATACAAATTAAAATTGCATTTAATTTCTGTAGAAAACTTTTCTAATGCTTTAATAATACCATCGAGAAAAAGATCATGATGAGATTTATCATAATTTTCTTTATTAAATGAAATAGATTGCCAACCAAGTATATTGGTTTTTTTAGTTCCTTTTATGTCTTTACTCTTTTGATCATAACAAACTTTTTCAATTGCTCGACAATCAATATTCAACATATTTGAACTAATAGGAATATTAAAAATATTTTCTATCATTCGTCATCATCTTCGTTTAAATCTTCTACATCTACTATCATTTCTGCACAAAAAGGACAGAAAGAAGGATTATCTTCTACTTGATCTTTATCGTATTTAATTGTAAATTCAGAACTACAATTGTCGCAAATGTGATGTAGATTCATTAGTTACACCATGAAGATTTCTTTTCGCCAAAATATGGTCTTGCATGGCCATTAGCAATTAATAAAGCAGACAACTTTTGTCCATTGATAATTACATCACCAAGAACACGCCCGCCATATTTGTCGTGTGATTGCAATTCAATTTGAATGGATTGTTTTGCTTTAATTGCATTATTGAGTGTATCTTTTGTGAATTGTGAGGCCTTTTCTGCAGCTGCTGCTTCTTTTGGACAAGCAGCTCGATGGCCTTTTTCAGGTGTATCTACACCAAGAACACGAATTGATAATTTCTTTGGTAAAGGATCAGGCATAAAATCTGCCTGAAACTCTACAGTATCACCATCAATCACTCTTGTAATTTTATATGTGTATGGATTTGCAAATGCAGTAACAGATATAAACACAAGTCCTAAAAGATAACAAAAAAAGATTATTATTATTTTTTTCATGCTGCTTTTCCCCATACATCATCCCATGAACCAGACAATGCGCCTTTAGCATAATCTGTCACTCTGTTTTCGAAGAAGTTTCCATGTACAGGTGAGTTGACCATTTCTTCAACCCATGGCAATGGATTCTTTTTAACTTTAAATATACCTTTAAGACCAAGACTAATCAATCTACGATCTGCAATATATCGAATGTAATTTTTTACATCTTCACTACTTAGTCTTTGCATTTCGCCCATTTGAAATGCTAAATCAATAAACTTATCTTCTAATTCAACCATTCGTGTGGCAACGGTGTATAGTTCGCCTTTGAGCTCATCATTCCAAATTTCTTTATTTTCCTCAATATAAGTGCGAAATAGTTTAATCATGGATTCACAATGCATAGTCTCATCAACAATAGACCATGTAACGATTTGACCCATGCCTTTCATTGTACCGTTGCGTGGAAAATTGAGCAACATAATGAAAGATGAAAACAATTGCATACCCTCAGTAAATGCAGAGAATACAGCAATATGTTTTGCTGTATTTTGTTTTGTTGAATTTTGATTTGCTATATCTAAAACATATTCGTGTTTCTGTTTCATCGCATCATATTCTAAAAATTGATTATACATGGTATCAGGTAGACCAAGTGTTTCAATTAGGTGTGAATATGCAGCAATATGTAATGCCTCACGAGCCGCAAAACCAAGAAGCATCATACGAATTTCAGGTTGTGGAAAATATGGTAGATAGTTCTTCACATAACCACCTGCCACATCTATGTCGCCTTGTGTGAAGAAACGAAATATATGAGTAAGAAATTGTTTCTCTGATGATGTTAGTCTGTTTTTCCAATCTTTTACATCTTCAATCATTGGAACTTCTGAGTGAAGCCAATGGATCTGTTCGTGTTTTAACCATGCCTCGTATGCCCATGGATAATGAAACGGTTTGAAGCTTTGTCTTTCATCCATCAAATTACTTTTTTTCTTTATCATTCGTTAAGCCTTTTCTTTTATATCTTCGATTAGAATGTCACACATTTCTTTTATTTCTTGATCATCAAATTCCATAGCATCTGCATTATTTAAATTTTGCATCCAATTATCAAATTCAAAAAGTCTTGGATAAGAACTATCTATTCCAATAAAATAATCACAATTTGCAATTACTGCTGCCGATTCTCTGTATGAAAGATTCTTAAGAAAAGGAAATTCTTTATCATCAATGCAGGAAAAATCTCTATTTTCAAATATGATAACTTGATAATTTTCTTTTTTTAATCTCTGTAACATTTCTGTTGTTGTTTTTAGATTTAAAGATCTAGCAGAAGGATCAACTATGTCATTATTTTGAAATCTGGCCTCACTACCAAATGGTTGAAATACAATGATTTTTTTATTGAAATCTAATCCTTGTTGTACAGCATTTATTTCTGCCCTAGAAAAATGCAGTCTTGGTTTTTCCATTACTTCAATTGATCCATTAATTTCTTCATTGAACCCTTGAATGAGATTAATTCTTTGGTTAATAAAGTTGTTATTGAAATAAGGTTCAGGTTTTGTTATTTGTGTAGATTTTAATTTTTCAAATAAACCTTTTGTTTGACTGTCGTATATGTTTTTTGAAAGTTTTTTATTGCCCCAAAATATTTGAGACCAAAAATACGAAACAATAATCGTATTTGGATTTTGTTCTACATAAGTTTCTAAAGCAGGAATTGCACATAATTGTCTGCCAAGTCCACCATCAATCAATAGAGTTTTATTCATTATATAATTCCTTTATAATATGCCACATACAGTTTCTAACATTTAACCCTCACACGCCAAACAAACCTCTTCTGTTGCCAATGCTTTTAAATCTATTTCTTCAATTACATGGCGTTCTATTTTCTTTGCCACTTTGTCTGCCTTTGCAAGTTTTTCACTACGACAATAGTACAATGTTTTCAATCCTTGTTTCCATGCCTGAAAATGTACTGCATGAAGATATTTTACATTAACATCTGGTCTAAAAAATAGGTTGATAGACTGCGCTTGGTCAATGTAACTTTGTCTGTTAGCTGCATGGTCCACCAACCATCTTTGGTCAATTTCCATCGAGGTTTTATACACATCTTTTGTCCATTCATCGAGAAAGTCGAGGTGTTGAATACTTCCGTCATTGGCGATGATTGATGACCAAATCTCATTGTAGTCGATTTTTTTATCTGCATCACATTTCTCCTGAATGATTTTATCTAAATGTTTATTTTTGTTTAAAAAAGATCCTGAAAGTGTATCTTGTCTGTAAGCATTTGCTCTAAATGGTTCTACACTTGGTGATGTATTACCCATAATGATTGACGATGATGCATTTGGTGCTATAGCCATCATATGCGAAAACCTTTGACCAGTTCCTTTGGCATCAGGTGCTTCGCCTCTTTGTTTTCCTAGATATATGTTTGCTTGATCCAAATACGCTCTAATGTGCTTAAACATTTTTATATTTGCACCTGTTGCCATTGCTGACTCCCAAGGAATATTATTCTTCTGCAAATAGGCATGATAACCAAGTGCACCAATACCAATTGAACGCTCACGCATCGCTGAATATTTTGCACGAATTACTTGTTGTGGTGCATTGTCGATGAAATATTGTAGCACATTGTCAAGCATTTCTGCTACATCACGCAAGAACAATGAATCATCTTTCCAATCGTCATAGTATTCCAAATTTACTGATGAGAGGCAGCAAACAGCTGTGCGTTCTTTATCAGTTGGTAGAATAATCTCTGAGCAAAGATTTGATTGTTTAATTGATAGACCATGTTTCTTTTGATACTCAGGCATCAAACGATTACTTGTGTCGATGAAATGTAAATCTGGTTCGCCTGTTTGCATACGAATTTCTAAAATTCGTTGCCACAATTCTTTTGCTGATACTGTATCACGCACCTCACCACTA